CGCCATTACCCCAATCTAATGAAACTGGAAACCCCATCTGTATAGGATATGCTTCTACTAGCTCGCATTCGATTACCGCCATAGAATTACTTTCATTTGAAGAATCAGCATCAGCAGCATTTTCTGTGCCGACCATTTGATTCATTACATATATCTTTAAATCTTTGCAAGTATAGTCGTCTTTATATGCGACTCTGTGTTTATTATTAGGAAATTCCTTACCAGTGTTTATAACTTTGGAAAGCCACTTATCAAACAGTTGTAACGCTGCAGCGTTTCTGGCATCAATATAAAAAGTTAATTCGATTTCGTCATATAATACATCATATGGCATTTTTATTACTTGGCCATAACCATAAGGTCTTTGTTCAGATGTAGCAATTCTTCTCCCAGGAAGATTTGTAGCAGAGCATAACATAGCTACATCGCTAAATCCATCGACTGGTGGAGTAAACTTCACATAAAAATTAGAACCCTGAATTAAACCAACTTGTAAGAATTTACTTACGAAAGTATCTACGCTAAAGCGATTAAGTTCTTCTGCCATTATACTTTGCTCCTGCTATCTTTCCAAACTTTCTCTTTGGTAGCTTTCTTGAATTGTTCTGTTGGTAGAAACACTGTCATATCCCATTGTTCTGGTGGAACATAGATGAACGAAGAACGAGTGTGTTCGTAAAGGTAATGCTTAAAACAAGGAGCAAATAATTTGTAACGACCTGCTCCCGATAATAGTCTGTATGTCAAACGAAGACGAGTTGTTTCGTCTTTCTTTTCAGTATTGACTCTCAACTCGTATAGAGCGTCCAATAATCTAGCTCTTAGGATCGGTGGAAGATAATGTAAGTTTAGACCATAAAATCCATCTTGGGCAAACTGAACAGGAAAGATTAGCGGAAAGCGGTCGTAGTATGGAAGTTCTTTCTTTCCTTTTGGGTCATACAAGAACATATACATTCTGCCCATCTTTACACGTTTTCTTTTGTTTTCTGATTCATTAATAAACTTAGAAGGAACGACTGTATTTTTACCAATCTCGGCATATTTTGATCTTAACCATGTAACAGCTTTTGTAGTGTGTTGCGAAATATCAACGCCAGCTTTCGTAGCGTCTTTAACCAACCTTGTGTAAATATATGCTGACATTAGCCGTTTAATTCCTTCTCTGTAATAATTTGAAACTTCCAACCGCGATCTTTACAATACTCTTCCGCAGCTTTCCACTTCGACTGATTCTTACCCCAAGTCATAACTTCGTTGATATATCGTCTAGTTCTTCGCTGCTGTTTCTTAGGTTCGCGCGTCTGAGCTAGTGGTTTAATCTCAACAAGTATGCTTTCTATTTTGCCATCTGGCGTTTTCTTTCTAAACCAAAAGTCTACGAAATATCGATGCATCTTGTTGTCTGTTACGCAGCGATAAGGAACTACAACTTCCTCCGAGTTCCACTCAATTACATCAGAATGAGTGTCAAGAAAGTTCATAAACTTTAGTTCTAAACTTGACCTATAAATAACTTTGGTCGGGTCACCCTTATATTTAGCTGGGTTCTTGACCTTGTATTTTCCCTTCCATGCCATTTTATCGCCTAAATAAAGAGTATAATCAACAAGGTATTTATATGACTAGTACAGGACCAAGATCAAGAGGTGGCGCGCGTGGCAAAAATGTTGCGACGCAGGATATCGACAGAGCGAGAAACGAAACACAAGTCGCTAAATCGATACAATTCTTGACTGACCAAGGCAGCAATCATTACAGTTTTCTTATTAAACCTGTAAAAACAAGCTATACAAAAGCTGGTAACGAAATTAGTAAGATACTTAAATACAATGCAGAAGCCGCCGCAAAAACGACCGAAGAATTACAGAAAGATCAAACTCTTAAAGATACAGCAAAACAAGAAGCACAAAAAACTGCAAATGTTTTTTTAGATACCTTTAGACCAAAACTTCTCACTTCCCAAGAAGTAAAAACAGATACGTATATTTCTCTTCCGTTACCAGCGCAGATACCAACAGAATCATTAAATATTGAATATTCTCTAGATAAACTTGGTATTGCTGGAGCAGGATATAGTCTCGGATTGGAAGTGCAAGATTCATTTGGTACCGATGGCGCGTTGGCGGCAGCTCGTGCAGGAGATTATCTTGCTAGAACTCTACTACAAAATATAGATTCGGTAAGAGGAATTAGTACTCTTGCCTTGGGAAATATCGCAAATCCATTTTCTGCAAATATCTTTGAAAACGTGGAACCAAGAAATTTTAGATTAGATTGGCCAATGCTACAACCTAAAAATAAAGAAGAATCTGATAATCTACGCGAAATCATAAATCTATTAAGATATTTTGCTTTACCAGAACCCGATGGATTATTGTTGAAGACACCGCATGAATTTGAGTTGGCATTTCTAGGAACCAATTATCTTTACTCTTTCTCTAGATGCGCGCTAACTAACATTGAAGTAAACTATGCGCCAAATGGTTTTAATGTGTTTACAACAGAAGATGCACCGCAGGCAGTTTCGCTTTCTCTTTCGTTTAAAGAAATATTCCCGCTAAACAAAAATGTCATTCTTAATTCTGGTGGGATTGCTATGAAACCAAATAAACTTGATATGTTTAGCCAAGATGCATCTCAGTCAGATAAAACTGTAGAAACACCTGTTTCTCAATCTAGAGCAGAAACCGAAGCTGAGATTAATCAATTAGTAAATGATTGGAAATTCAAATTTAATCAATTAGAAGCACTCAAAGAGGAAGAACGCACTATTTTAAGTGGTCCTGGTGTAAACGATCCGAATAGAGTCGCCAACATTAAAGCTCAAATAACTCAAGTTAAAGTAGACATGAATTTAATAGCAACAGAAGTTCAATCCCTACAAGCTAAAATTAACTACACGGATAGAACTGGAAAGAAATTAAAACCTCTACCATTCGTATAAGGTAAAAAAAGAAATGGCAAAGCAATATTTTAGCAATTTTCCACTGATACAGTATAATGGTGCTGTTCTTAGAAACATTATGTTGAAGTCCAACATCATCAAAGAATTACTTTTAGGGCAATCATTGTTTTACACTTACGAAGTTAAAGATGGCGAAAAGCCTTCTATGGTAGCGCATAACTATTATGGTTCTGTTGACTATGCTTGGTTAGTTATGATTTCTAATCAAATGATTGATCCGTACTTTGATTGGGTTCTGAGCGATGAAGAATTTCAAGAATTTATTGTAAAGAAATATGGTTCTATTACTGCAGCACAAACTTTAGTTGTTGAATATGCTGACAGCATATCTGATGAACGATATTCTCTAGATACATTTAACTATGTTTTTAGTGGTGATGATTTTGACGGCTGGCTTGTTCCTGTTTATGCTTACGACAAAGAATTTGATCTTAATGAACAAAAAAGAAACATTAGACTTATCGATAAAACATTTAGTAAACAAATTACTTTAGAGTTAGAGAAAAGTCTAAGAGGATAATATGGATACGAGTTTGAAGCCACATCTCATCGTGCAAAATAGCAATACAGTAAATGAATTTAGCTATTCTGTTGTTTTGAAAAAAGATAGGTCAGTAAAAGATGGCGTTGGTATCGCTACACTTATAAATTCTATATCATTAAAACAATCTTTGCTTAGATATTCTATTAGTTTAGAAGCATCGTTGGTAGATGGTATAAATTTGGTCGACGACGGCTTTTTATCTCTCGGTAGTGTCATAGAAGTAACACTATTCAAATTTCAAGATGATCCTATAGAAAACAAAATTATATTGAATTTTTATATTACAAACATAGAAAATTCAATTCAAACCACAACACAAAAAGAAAAGGTATATGATATTGTTGCGTATACTTTTCCTGCTGTAACGAACGCGTGGCCACTGATTAAGTTTTATCCAGAAGGCACACCTTCGGATGTCATCAAGCAAATCGTTGAGTCTAGGTTTGTTAAAAAGGATCCGCCAGATAGAGAAAAAATTGGCACTGGGGATGACTGGATTAGCAGCAAGAATATCATTAAAAATGGATTTATCTTCAATCAGATAAAGCCATTCGACGCTATATCTAGATTATTGTCTCAGTCGTTATCTTCTCAATCTGATGATAGCACATACTTCTTTTATCAAGATTATCAGGGTTTTAAGTTAAAAACTGCTAGATCTATTGCGAGCGACGCCAACAAACAAAGAGCATTCAGATATACGTTTTATCCAGAACGAAACAATACAGATCTTGATGCTAGTGTTGAAAAAGATTACTTCCGAGTATTGTATCTTTCTCAATATGAACACTCAAACTACTTTGATTTGATTGCTTCTGGTGTGCTTAGAAGTGAGATAATGTTAATCGATTTAATAAACAGAGAAGTTAAAACACCGACCAAAACATTTGAATATGAAAAAGATAGTAAAAACATATTCTTGCTAGGCAAGAACAGCGCGTTTGATACGAAATATCCAGTGTTTGCTACTAATGTCGATTTGAATCCACAAGGATTAAAATATGATTTTACACCAGCTTCGTATATTGCCGTATCCGAAAATGCTTGGGAACGTGATGATTATTTAGAAGAAAAATATCTCTATGCTCGCGCGCAAAGAGCATTGTTAGAACAAACCAAAATAACAATTGAAGTCTATGGTAATCCTTACATCAAACCAGGAGATATCTTAAATCTAAATGTTCCTGCTAAGAGTGGTATTACAGAAGACGAAAATTCAAATAGACAATCTGGCGACTTCATAGTTGGTGCTGTAAAACATAATATCAAAGGTACTATATTTCAAACTTATGTAGATTTGTATAAAGACGCATATGAAAAAGATTTGATAAATGGTGCACGATGAGAGATTTGACAAATACACCTTATGATGAATTCTACTGGTTTATTGGTGTAGTAGAGAATACTTTTGACGATCCTTTGCAACTAGGAAGAGTTCGTGTTCGCGCGTTTGGTTATCATCCTTCTTCGAAAGAACTTCGCGCCAAAGATTTACCGCTTGCGCCTGTATTAGATGGAGGAATCCAGCCTATTAAAAAAGGTCAAATGGTGCTAGGTTTCTTTATGGACGGAAGTTTGATACAACAACCATTTGTGCTAGGAACTATTAATGGCGCAACAAGCGGTAGTGGTATATTTGACTCTTTGAGAAAAGTAGGTGGCTCTGTAAAGAGTATATTAGAAGCTACAAAATCTGCCATCGAAGAATTATTTACTGATGGAGCACCAGACGAAGAATTCTGGTCTTTAGTTGCTATTTGTTCGCGCGAAGCGTTTGGTAATGATTTTCAAGGTTGCGCGGACGTAGCTCAAAGTATTTACAACAGAGTTGGCTCTGGCGCATATCAACAAAAAACTGTTAAGGGAATCATTACATCTCCTGGTCAATATGAGCCTACCTTTGCTAATCCGTCAGCATGGAAAGCGATTAAAGATATAGATACAGCTTTGATTGCTGTCAATACAGCAAAAGGTGGTCAGCTTGATAAGTCATATTTGGTTGCTGTCGCTAACGCTCTAACAGATTCAATCAAACAGAATTCTGCTGCTGCACATGTCGAAGGTCGAACAGATTTTAGAGGTGGACGAGCACAAGATTTAGTAAATGCAGTGCGTAGAAGTAGCATAAGTAATGATTTTGGTTTTAACAAAAACGGTAATTACAGAAAAAACGTATTATATCCAGTTCCATCATTTGTTTCAAAAGATAAGATACCAACTAGAATATGAGAGACTTAAAAAATACACCATACGGAAAGTTTATCTGGTTTGTCGGAGTTGCCGAAGATACTTTTTCAGACCCAACTCAACTTGGGCGCGTTCGCGTTCGAGCTATCGGATTTCATCCTTCGTCAGAAGTATTGCCGACTGAGAATCTACCACTGGCTCCTGTGTTGAATGGTGGCTCTGCTAAGATAAACGCAGGACAGATGGTTCTTGGTTTCTTTATGGATGGAGAATTATTACAACAACCATTTATTCTTGGTGTTATTAATGGTGGTGTTTCTTCGGCTTCCTATGCTGCAACAGGCGCAGTAAACAGACTAGAAGGTTCTGTTGAAAATCTTTCTGGTGTTAATTCTCCTGCTGCCAACAGACCAACCGACGGCTCGTGCCCACAACCAAAACAAGGACTTGTTAATTCTGCTGCAGCATGGTTAGGATATCAAGAAAGAACTGATAAGGCTTGTTTAATGAATCTGTTTAAGACAAGAGTAAATAGCGGAATAGATCCTTCTGTAACTCCGTGGTGTGGAGCATTTGTGGGTTCTATACTTTCTTCTCAAGGGTACTCATATCCATCAGCAGTTAATAGTTCTAGAGCATATGCTTCTCCGAAATATAACACTCACAGCAAAAATGGTTATGGAACAACTGTTTGGGAAAAAGGAACAAAAGAAAGTAAACTAGATGAAGCCAATATTCAAGTTGGTGATATCGCAGTATTCAAGCGAGGACCAATTTCCAGTGGTTTTGGCCATGTCGCGTTTGTAGCTCAAATAGGATTTCCAGGAAATCGTGTTGTTATTTTAGGAGGCAACCAATCAGATAAAGTCACACTGACTAAAAAATATGTCAGCGATTTGTTAAGTATAACTAGACCTCCTGGTAAACGACCAGAAACTTATGATACCACGGGTGTTGCTGTATCAACAGGAGGAAGTACAAGCTAATGGCTAACGTAATTAAGAGCGCAAAAGACCTAGTTAAATTTGACGCAGATACTACTGTCGCGTTAGATTTAAACATCAGCGCAACAGAATCTAAAGAACAAGTTTTAGCGAAAGCAAAAACAGAGTTTGATCAACTAGTAAAAAATGGTATCAAGCCAGAAAACATTGCAATCGTAGGAACTATTAGTCAATTCTCAGACATCAATAGCGCGTTGGAAACATTAAGTTCTGATCTCGGTGGTTCTTTTGGCGGAGCATTAGATTCGGTTTCTAATTTACAAACATATTTGGACGACATTGATAGTATTATCAAGAACAAAATAGATTTTACTAATATATCAAAACTTGCGAAGTTTCCTGATGATATACCAGTAAACGAAGCTCTAATTAAAAAATATGCCAGAAAGGTTCCAAAGCTGGATATGCTTGGAAACGAGCAAATTAGTTTCCCAGACACATTCTTAGCAGAAGAACGTCCGATTGATAGAAAGACTCCTCTTTCTGACTGGAAAGATAAAACAAAGTTATCTGTCGAGACTGCTGGCGGTGCCACCATTACAGAAAAAGCAAGCCAGTTCGCCGCAGAATACGGTAAGAATATTCTGGTAAAATCTAACACTGGTCATTTTATTGAGATGGATGATACTGAGGGTGTAGAGCGAATTAACATTCAACATAAGAATGGCGCGTTCATTACCATTCACCAAGACAAGTCCATTGTAATCCGTGGACAAAATGGCATACAGATTATTACCTATGCCAACAACGAACTATTCGTTGGCGGAAACATAAACATTACAGTGATTGGCGACACCAATATTTCTACAAACGGTAATACGAATATTGACACAGTCGGTGATGTAAACTGGAAAGTCGGTGGCAAATTTAATGTTGATGTTAAAGGCGATATTAATCTCAATAGTGGAGCTAGTATAAACCAAACTGCTTCTAAAGCAACAAACTTAAAATCAGGAAGTCAAACAATTCTTGATGGTTCTTCTGTTGAAGTTGGAACTGCTCTAAACGTAAAAGGTAGTACAAACCTTAAAGCTACTGGTAAAGATTCTCGTGGCGATAATCACAATCTTGCTGTTGGTGGCGGTGGCGCTGCGAATGCTTCCGACGCGCAAAAACTTGGCGATCCAAAGAAAAAAGAATACAAACTCGGTTCTTAAACGCTACTAAATACACTATAACAGCGGAGAATTTACATGAAAACTCTTAAAGACTTTATGGTTGAATTTACAGTTCCTGGATTTGAAGGGAAGAGAATCAAAGTCACCAAAAAACCAATTCGCATGATTAATGGTAAGTTAGCCAAAGCGTTTCCTGGAAGAGGAACTGAGGGCGATGGTCCAGATGGTTCAGCAGAAGGTAATGACGGTGGTAATGGTGATGGTGGTGACGGCGGAAATGGTGGCGAATAATGGCTTTCCGTAAAGAAAATCCAATCAAAGCGCCACCGACGTATAGCGATTTTAGCGCATCGTTTAGCAGAAACGTCATTACAAATGATGTTGTTAGGCTCACAGATCTAGACGCAGCAAAGAGATCTGTAAAGAATCTAATTATGACTGATAAATATGAAAGGTTATTAGATCCAAATCTTGGCGCTGGTGTTAGCGAGTTGTTGTTTGAGCAAATGACGCCACTAACCACAATTGCTTTGCGCGAAACAATTATTCAGACGCTTAAACAGTACGAACCAAGAATCAATATTGATACAGTTGATGTTACGCCAGATTATGACAGAAACACGTATTTTGTGAGCATTGCTTTCTCACTAATAAGAAACGAACAAGTAGGAACTGTAGAGTTCCTTCTAAACAGGATAAGATAAAATGTCGAATCAAGGATTTCTCACCACCACTGAATTAGACTTTGCTGCATACAAAGAAAGTCTAAAGACATATTTAAGTCAGCAAACTGAGTTTAGGGACTATGATTTTGAAGGTTCTAACTTATCAGTTCTGTTGGACTTATTAGCATACAATACCTATCACAACGCCATGTATCTCAACATGATTGGCAGTGAGATGTTTTTGGATACCGCGCAACTTCGCGACTCAATTGTATCTCACGCTAAAGAATTAAACTATACGCCAAGATCGCGCGCAGCTTCAACAATTGATGTCACTGTTACTGCGCAGCCAGCAAATACTCCAGACACAATTACTCTGCCACAGTATTACAGCATCAGAGGTACTAATGATGCTAATGAAACATACACATTTTCAACAGACGAAACTATTGTTTTGTATCGCTCAAACAACTACACCGTTTCTAATGTTTCTTTCCACGAAGGCAGCATTAAAACAGAAGCATTTGTTGCGAACTCTGCGAACAACCAAACATTTACTTTGTCTTCTAATACATTAGATACTTCTTCTATTACTGTTGAAATAAGAAACTCATCAACAAATACCACAGCAGTGGCGTGGAGCAAAGCCACTGACTTGTTTGGTTTGAATGCAAATAGCACAGTATTTTTTGTTCAGGGTGCTGACGAATTTAAGTATGCTGTTTCGTTTGGTAACGGTGTTTCCAGTAAGAAATTGACAGCAGGTAATATTGTTTTAGTTACATACAGACAAACTGCAGGCGAAGATGGTAACGGATGCGGTACGTTTACTTCTATCAGTTCTGCTGATGGTTTTTCTTCAAATACATTTTTGTTATCTACTACCGAAACTTCAGCTGGTGGCTCGCAAGCGGAAGATGCTGAATCAATTCGTTATAATGCGATTCGCGGATTTACAGCGCAGAACAGAGCTGTTACTGCTGAAGACTTTATTTCTTTAATCAAGGCAAACTACCCTTCGATTGAAACTGTAATCGCCTACGGTGGCGAAGAGTCAGTTCCAAAATTATATGGAAAAGTTATTATCTCTGCTAAACCAGTTGGCGGAGAAATGCTTTCTTCTAGCATAAAACAAAGCATCTTGACTTTCTTAGAAGATAAGACACCAGTATCGATTGAACCATTAATAGTTGATCCTGAGTATTTGTATCTTGATATTATTTCTCGCGTCAAGTACAACATAAGCGCCACAACAAAAACACCATCTCAATTGGTGTCAAATGTTATTACTGCCATCACATCTTTTAATACAAGTTATCTATCAGACTTTGGCTCTGATTTAAGGTTCTCTAAACTGTCTGCTGCTATTGATGCTGCTGATGTATCAATCATTTCAAACGATACACAAGTTCGTATTTCTAAGCGCATAACTCCTACTCCTCTTGTTAGCTTTTCTTCTAACTGGAGTTTTGAAAATCGATTACATGATGAAGATATAAGATATGTTTTACCAGTTGGCCATGAACCAATCGTATCTTCAACCGCATTTGTTTATGACAAATATACTGCTTATATTAATGACAATGGTGTTGGAACTCTTTATATTTACACCATAAATAATGGTAATACTACAGTTCTAAATAATAATGTCGGTACAGTAAATTATGAAACAGGCGAAATTAAAATTACAAATTTAATTGTTGATTCTTATGATACTGACAGTATTAAAATATACGCAAGAACTGAAAATGCTGATATTGATACGCTAACAAATAAAATATTACTAATTGATAACGAAGATATTTCTGTCGTTGTAACTGGAATTCGCATCTAATGAAAGACCTTGAGAAGTTAATTTCTCCACTCATTGAAAGTCAGTTTCCTTCTATCTACCGAGAAGAAGGACCAACTTTCGTTGCATTTGTTAGAGCATATTTTGAGTGGTTAGAACAAACTAATCAAGTAATCTACGACGCTCGTCGACTACCAACTTGGCGCGATATTGATACTACTCTTGATGAGTTCGTAGATTATTTTCGTAAAAAATACATGCATGGTATTCCGCTTGATGTTGCTGCAGATAAACGTCTTCTACAAAAACACATCAAAGAATTATACTCTTCTAAAGGCACAGAACGTGGTTTAGAATTATTATTCCGCGTTTTATTCAACGAAGACATTAACGTCTATTCTCCTGGAACAGACGTAATCCGTGCATCTGATTCACAATGGCTTGTTCCAAGATACTTGGAGCTAGAATATAATGCAAACATTGCATCATATATCGGTAAAACGATTACTGGTCGCATTTCTGGGGCGACAGCTTTCGTAGATGATTATAAAGTATTTGTAACTGGTAATCAGCGCCACGATATTTTGTATATTACTGACATTGTCGGAACATTTGCGGCAGATGAAGAAATTATCAATTTAGATGTAATAGACGACTTGGGCATCGAAGTTACAGATAGTCCAAAAGTTTACGGATCACTTTCTAGCATTCAAGTTCTCGGTAGCTCTCCTGGTTTTTCTCTTGGTGAACTCGTCAACGTTGTTGGCGGTGATGGTGTAAATGGTCAAGCCATTGTAACTGGTCTGCAAAGACTACAAGGTGTTGTAACTTTTGACATTAGAAATGGTGGTACAGGTTTTACATTAACTGCTTCTGAAACAGTTACACCATCACTAGGCGAAACGCCAACCAGCGTTGCGTCTTTTGATGTTGGATCATTAAGCAATACAAGCACAATTGACTTGACTTCTACGCCAATTACTAACGCGCTTAGTATTCAAATTAATGCTGCAGCCCCAGCTTATACTGCATTTTCATCAAATACATCTGCAACATATTTGACTGCGTTTAATGGTATTTTTACATTAAACACCTACACTTATGGTACAATTGCTACATTAACAAATATTAATCCTGGTGGTGGTTATCAAGCAAACGTAAACGTAGCAATCGTCGATAATTTAATTTATCCGCTTCGTCTGTCTGATGGAGCTGGCGGATTCCTCGGTTTCAATGCAAATATTGCTGGCGTTTCTGGTAGTGGTCCTGGTGCTGTTTCTACTGTATCCATCTATAATTCTGGTGTTGGCTACACTAACAATACGACTGTTTCGCTAACAAGTGTAACGAATGCTTCGCATGTTGCAACAGGTACAATTGATTATCTTGGTCAGGGTAAGGGCGAAGGATTCTTTAAATCTACTCGCGGTTTCTTAAACTCTGACAAGTATATTCACGACAATTATTATTACCAAGAATATTCATACGAAGTTCAAGCTGTTACTGCGTTTAACAAGTATTCTAGCATTCTTCGTGATTTGTGGCATCCAGCTGGTATGGAAAGATTTGGTAGAACTGTAATTCAATCTGTTCCTGTTTCTCGTGGAACCACCCTAGAAGCTCTAATTGATTATCTAGAAACTCAGTATCTAACTTCTACTTCTACAACACTTACGACTTCTACTGGTGTTACAACAAGCAGATTTACAGAAACTGCTGGCGCGACTACAATTGCGACGGAGTATCTAACCACATCTGCATATGGAACTTCGTTCTTGACAAAGCGCGAAACTGCTATCGATACCACATTCGAAACAGCAATTTCGACCTCTACAACAACTGCATTTAGCACGTTAATTACTACTGCCACTGCAATTAATACTGCTGTAGGAACAATTGTTTATACAAGCACAACGTATGCTGGCCAAGAAGCTAGAGATACAGCTACGACTAAGAGTACAGCTACAGTATATGATACTAGTAGAAGCACTAAATTTGCTACTGCGTATGCGACTGGCACATCTAAAACAACTGCTACCAGCTACGGTACTCTAAGCGGTGTTGCTGCTACTAACTTCCAAACATCTGTTGTAACTAACTTCTTCACAACAACTGTGTTTGATACAAGTATAACTGCAGATACAACATTTACAACTTCCGCTAGTGAAACTGGATTTGTCAATCAAAATGCTGCGATAGCGGATGCTGCTGCGAAAGGATTTACATTTGATGATTGTATTTTCCTTAATGACGCTCCTCCTGGAGTCTGGTCTTACTCTTGTTCAAAAGAAGTTACAGTATCAGAAACTTCTGCTTTTGCCACGTCTAGAAGCACAGCTATCAACTCAAGTTATTCTACCACATACGATACAATTTTTAATACCAGTGGCGGAACTCTAGTCAATACAACAATTAATACCACTACCAATTACAATACTGATACTACGATTGATACAACTCGTACTACAAAATTTGATACTAGTGTGTCCACAACAACAACGTATGACACAAATACGTTAGTAGATACAGCCATAACAATTGATACTCTACCAGTAACTGCTACTGTTACCAGCTACTTTACAAATACGACCACCACGTTTGATACTAAGATCTCTACAGACAGTGGTGCTGGTACAATAGTTCAAACTGCATATGCGACGACCAGAGCCACTCGAACTGCTGGCGTAACAACAACTGTATTCTTAACAGCGTACGCAACAAAGATTGCGACTACAACTGCGTATGCTACTTCAAAAGATACCACAGTCGACACGCAGAAGTTTACTGGCACGACATTTATGACAAATCTGTTGACTACTATCAACACGATTTATGATACTTCGTTCCAAACTGAGTTTGCAACTTTTTACAATACCAAGTTCAAAGACACGACTTTAGACACAGATGTAACTACGCTGACAAATAAACAAACTGATATCATTACTAAGGTTGCGACGTCGCGTCCAACAGATGTTCAGACATATTTTACAACTGGCGAAGTATTGACAACAGTTGCAACTTCTTATGCAACTAATAAAGATACTTCTAAGTCGACAGATACATTTAAGCAAACTGCGCTTGGTACAGCATATTCAACTGCAGTTTCAACGGAAACAGGTACTTCAAAATCTACAAACACTACAACTGAATATTTGTCTGATACAAATTATAGAACTGCTAAGTACACCGATTCAGCATTTGCCACTAATTTTTTAACAGCGACTGCGTTGTATACTTCTACAACGATTGATACTAAGTTTGCAACTCAAACGTCAAAATCTACTGCATATGGTACTGGTAAAACGACCACGACTGCATACGATACAACAACGACATTTGCCACTGCAACAAATAAATCTACGTCATCAGTTTTTGACACTATAACTGCATATGCTACATCGACTAATAAATCTACAACAAGTACATTTAACACAACGACAGCATATGTAACTGCTACCAGTAAATCTACAACTTCTGTGTTTAATACTCAGACCATATTTGATACTGCCATTGCGACCACTACTGTGTTTAATACCGACACAACTATTGCGACTGCAACGTTGGTTTATACAGACACAAATCGTTCTACTAAGCGTCTAACTAACTCGGTTTACGATACCTCGACAGCGTATGCTACGACGACTTCTTACACTACGAAATATGATACTGCTTTTGATACGTTCTTTAGCACTAATACTTCAAAGATTACCGAACGCGATACTTCTACAAGTAAAGAAACTTCTGCTTCAACGGCAACAAGTAAACTAACAACTACTGGTAGCGGTGCGTTTACTTCTACAACATATAATACTACGTTTGATACAGCATATCAAACTGTTTTCTCAACACAAACTTCTGCTTTAACAGCAACAAGTAAGTCAACTGATACGACTGGCGCCACTTCAAAAGCAACGGCGACTTCAAAATCAACGACCACGTTGTTTAATACAACTACTGTGTATGGTACAACAATTGAAACTAATACTACTGGTTCGACCACTAAGTCTACAAGCACCAGTGCTCAAACAAGTAAAGCCACAGAGACAACCAAAGAAACGTCAAAATCTACTGACACCACGATCTCTACTGCGTTTAATACAACAACGACGTATCTAACACAAATTGGTACTAATAGATTTACCAGTACTTCGAGAAGCACGACGACGACGTTCAATACAGCATACGCAACAACAACTGCATATGATACGACTACAACTTTCTTGACTGTATTTAACACCACAACAACGTTTAATACTACAACAACGTTTGATACAACGTTTAATACTACAGGTTCTACGTCTAAATTAACTTCTAAGACGACAGGGACTTCTAAGTCTACTTCGACTTTATATGATACTGCGTATGCCACTACGACTGTGTTTAACACTACAACTGCATACTTAACGTTGTTTAATACAACTACCGCGTTTAACACGACAACAACGTTTAACACTACGTTTAATACATCTGCAGCAACAAGTGCGACGACTTCTAAAGCAACGAGTACTTCTAAATCTACAACTACGATTTATGTTACTGCATATGATACCACTTTTATCGATGCAGAAACTAAAGAAGAGGTTACAATAGAAACGGGTAGGAGTACTTCTAAGTCGACTACGACTGTGTTTAATACAACGACAGCATTTGTAACTGCATATAATACTACGTTTGACACTACAAATTCTACATCTAAGTCTACTGCTACTTCGAATTTAACTGGAACATCTGCTTCGACTTCTAAGTCGACTTCTACCAGCAAATCAACAGATACCACAATTGGTACTTCTAGATCTACCACGACGTTGTTTGATACAACTACGACTTATGTGACCACGTATGATACAACGTTTGATACTGTGGTTTCTACTTCTAAAGCGACTTCTACTTCTAAAGCGACAGAAACAGCTGCTTCAACTTCTAAGTCTACTGGAACCAGCAAATCAACCGATACCACAGTTAGCACATCTAAGGCAACAACTAGCGTGTTCGATACTTCGACTGCGTTTGAAACTGCATATGATACTAACAAAGCGACTGCCACTTCTCGTACTACCGCATACGCGACTACGACTGGTTTCGCTACAATCTATGCGACGCTAACAACTTATGCTACTGTGTTTGATACCACAACCGCATTCAATACAGTGTTCGCCACGGCTTCGACATTTGATACTTCTGCGCTAACTGGAACAAGTAAATCAACTTCTTCTGTGTTTGATACTACGACTGCGTTTAATACAACGTTTGCAACATCAACTATATTCGATACAGTTACATTGTTCCAAACAAATACTGCGCGCGACACCGCCATTAGCACAACTGGATCAACGAGCAAGTCTACTTCAACTTCTGCGCTAACCAGCACAGTATTCAATACATTAACATCATATGTTACAGTTTACAATACTCAGTCATTATTTGATACAGTATTCTTAACTACAACAAGTAAAGGAACTACGTTCGAAACTACGAAAGGAACATCGAAGTCTACTGATACTACCATAAATACAGCAACGATTGTTCAAACTGATTCAACTTTCTCGACAGTATATGAAACAATTTCTATTTACGATACTGCTACTGCATATTCGACATCAACAAGCAAGTCGACTGATACTAAGATCGCTACAAATATAGCGACTGCGACTTCGAAGTCGACTTCGACTGTATTTAATACAGATACTGCTATTGATACCGCTACGACCAAGTCTACCAGCACGGTATTTGATACTGATACCACCAAGATCAGCGCAACTGTTGCTTCTACTTCTACAGTATTCAATACTGATACAACTAAGTCTACTGCCACAAGTAAATCGACATCGTCAGTTTATGATACGACAATAACAACAGCGTATAATACTGATACCAGTAAATCAACGACTTACGCAACTCAGACTAAGAGCCTAACAACTATTGTAACCACTTATGATACAGCTTTAAATACTACAATTTCTACCAACAAAGAAACATCAACAACTAAAAATACAACTTTTGATACGAAGTTCTATACAGATACGCTGTTTAATTTGACTGGAACTGTGTTGAATGCTACGCAATATACAACAGCGATTTCTACTAAGTTTAATACTCAGAAGTCTACATCAACCGCTATAAATACTTCGTCAGCCACTGCTTATGTAACAGTTGTTGATACAGATACCGTTTTTGACACTGTCATTGACACAGTGCTAAACACAAACCCATAAGGTACATAAATGAGTAAGCTATTATCTAAATTCAAAAGAAATACAATAGATGAGTTTATCAATTCTGTTGATAATCAAAAAGTTTCTGCTCTCGCTATTAGCGCAGCTGGTGGCAGTTATGTCAACGCAGAAACAGTTAGCTTATTCGGTGGAACTACGTTTACAGTCACTGTCAATGCCACCGCCAATGTTACAGCAGCTACCCTAGTCACCAAAGGTGTTTATAACAATAATGTTCCTAACTCTGCCATCTACGCGACTGGCGGGAGTGGTACTGGTCTAAGAGTCAACGTTTCTTTCGAAAACGAAAATAACTTTTATGTGTTTGTTGGTAAACAATCTGAATATCCAACGAGCGATGTTTCAGCTGAAGTAGAGTCAGAAACTGATTCCTTCTATGATATCTGGAACGAAATGATGTTTGGTAAAAAAGCCAACTTCAAACGAATGGTTCCAAAATACACATGGACCACTAGCACAGTTTACACTCAATATGACGATCAGGCTGAATTAAAAGATACTGACTTCTTTGTTATTACTGATACACGTGACGTGTTCAAATGTATTTCAAACAATGGTGGCGCAAATTCTACTATAAAACCAACAAAGAGCGCGACCTACATTGGAACGCCATTTCAAACAGCAGACAATTACAAGTGGATGTACATGTATAATGTCGCTCAATCTGATAATCTAAAGTTTACAACAAACGAATATATCCCTGTAACACCAGACGCGATCGTTGCTAACGCAGCAGTAGATGGCGGAATATTTCATATTATTGTTGAAGCTTCTGGTGCAGATTATCCGAATCATACTGGTGCGATTACAACGACTGGCAATAACAATGTAGTAATTATTGCAAACACAGCTAATACAACTTCGAACTATTACAGAGATAGTGCGATTACTGTCACAAATACTAGCGGAAATACATTCGTTCGTAAGATTGGTACATCTAATACAGCATATGGTATTACAATTACTGACTCGTTCCCAGCTGGATTCTTATCAAATACCTGTACATATTCTATTGGTCCATTGTTAACAATTACTTCTAGAACTGGTAGTAATGCTTCTGCATATGCTGTAATGAATTCAACAACTGGCGCAATTACTCGCGTAAACATGGCACAATATGGTACTGGCTATAAAGATGCTACTGTCACTGTAACTGCTGGAACCAACCTTGGCTCTGGCGGTGAATTGAGAGCAATTATCTCTCCAGATGGCGGACACGGTAGTGATGTTTATGACGAATTATATTGTGATGCACTTGGCGTACATTGTTTGTTTGACGAGTACGTTGGAGCCAATACTTTTAACGCAGACGTGACTTATAGAACTGTTGGTTTGTTAAAAAATCCGACATATTCTAACGGAACTTTATATGCTGCAAACACATTTAATCAATTATGCACTATAAATATAACAGGTTCTGGAACAGGAACTTATGCAAATGGTGAAGTGGTAACAGGTAGTATTTCTACCGCTTCTGGTAGATACGCATTTGCTAACTCATCAGTCATGTTGCTAACTGGCGTCAATGGTACGTTCCAGTCTGGTGAAGTTCTACAAGGTGCTAATGGCGCGCAACGAATCACTTCTAGTGGAAACACTGCTGCAAACTTAGCTATCTATTCTGGTGATGTTTTATACATTCAAAATATTCAAGAAGTTTCTCGTTCTACTTCAAATAAAGAACAAGTTAAATTAGTAATAAGATTCTAACGGAGCGAATTAATGTCAGCTGATATTGCAAACACAACTCTAGCGTCGGCACCATACTATGACGATTTTGATGAAACCAAAAAGTTTCATCGAGTATTGTTTAGACCATCATTTCCAGTTCAAGCTAGAGAATTAACTCAGCTTCAAACTATTCTACAAAACCAAATCGAACGATTTGGCGATGGCGTGTTCAAGCAAGGCAGTATCATTAAGGGCTGTGCTCCGACAGTAATTCCTGATGCTGTATATGTTGCTGTTCCTGATTCTAATACTACATTTAATGCTTCTAACACTTCTTATGTTGGCGCTATTCTTTATGGCGCTAACTCTGGCGTTCAAGCTAGAATTCTAAAAGGCGAACTTGGCTTTGCTGCATCCGCAGAACCATCAAAGTTTTTTGTAAAATATACTTCTACTGGTAAGAACGGTATTAGCGGATTCCAAGAAGGCGAATCTATTGTAATTTATGGCGAAGATAAATCTTATCTCGGAACATCAGTCATTACTGTTGCTAATGCTACCAATTTTGCTGTAAATGGTCGTATTAGAGGTACAACTTCTGATGCTCGTGGTTTAATCACAGCTGCCAATACTACCTCTAACGAAATTACTATTACTAATGTTAGAAAAGATTTTACTGTTGGAGAAACAATTCAACTTCTATCTAACACATCTGTAAGTACGACTGTATCTGCAATCGAGCTTAATTTTAGCAATAATCTAGCAAACACAACTATTCTTACAACTCCTGGTGATAACAGATATACTGGCGTTGGTAATGCTTATGCTCTAAGCGTCTCAGAAGGTATTGTGTATCAAAAAGGTTTCTTCGTAAAGACAGATACACAAACTCTAATTCTAAATGCTTCGGCTGGTGGTCCTTCTGCTGCTAATGGTATTATCGTTGGTATGGAAACAACCGAAACGATAGTAGACGAATTTGCTGATTCTTCGTTGTATGATAACTCTGCTGACTTATCAAATGGCGCAGCTCCTGGCGCACACCGACTAAAACTAGAAACTAATTTCGTTTCTTATGCGAAAACTGCACTTCCTAATACTGAAGTATTCTTTGCTGTGGCTGAATTTGGTCCAGACAATATTCTAAGATGGAATAACACTTCTGTTGGTGGCGCAGTTGGCCAAGAAATGGCTCAGCGTACATATGATGAGTCAGGTCACTATACTGTAAAAGACTTTACCATTACTTCTAAACCATCCGCCAATACTCAAGAATTCTACTATGACATCGGTGCTGGTAAAGCATATGTTCGTGGTAATGCTGTTGACTTTAAGTCAAACCAAGTATTGAGTTCTCGTCGCGGTGTTGATACTGAATCACCAGTACAACAAATTGTTTCAATGAATTATGGTAGCTACATTCCTGTTGAAGAACTTCGTGGATATTTCCCAGCTGACCAATCGGCTTCAGTAAATCTATATGATTCATTCCAGAATGCTATTACTGCCAGCTTGAATTCAACAAGTTCTGCTACTGGTACTGTTATTGGTACAGCTAATATTCGTAACCTAGTTTATGATACCGACAGCGCAGACAAAGGTGCTCCATTAGCACAATACAACATGTATCTGTTTAATGTCAAGATGAACGAAAATCAAAACTTTAATAAAGTTCGTTCTATTGTATATGCCAATACTGCTAATGCGTTTGCTGACGTTGCTGTTTCGCAACTCGCTAACTCTGTTTACACTGCTACTATTTCTGCCAACGGTGGTGGATATACAAATGGTGACATTGTTACAGTAAGTGGTGGTCTTGGTGACTCTGCGACTGCACTTATAACGGTAAACAATGCTTCAGGCAACGTCACATCTATTTCTCTAATTCAGGGTGGTAAATATACTGCCAATCCAACATTGTCTGGCGCTGCTGTTACAGGCGGTTCGGGTACAGGCTTAACTGTAAACTTAACTATTGATGGGTTTGTCGATCCTAAGCTAGAAGCTACTGACTACACAGCCCTCGTATTTGGTTTAACGAATCGCGCTGTCAGAGATCTAAGAAATGAACAAGGCGATTCTGATACCGAGTTCTATTACAATGCTTCTATTGATGCTTCCCTAGCAAACAATGGTACTACAACTATCAGCTTAACCGACGGTGGTTCGTTCTTTGGCTTCTCAGATAACACCGATTTCTCTGAAGAAAAAGTAGATATCGTTCTTACTGGTGCAGCTCTAACGACTGTAAATCTAAGTGGTACAGTTTCTGTTGCTAACTCTACTACAACCACCATTACTGGAACTAGCACATTCTTCCAGCGTGATTTTGTTGTAGGTGAGAAGATTACAGTAGCAGGAAATACTGCAGTAATCGTAAACTCGATCGTAAGTAATACTACGATGACAACAAGAACTGCTCACGGTGCAGCTGCTGTAGCAAATACCTATGCTCGTTTCCACGAGAAAGGTTCTATTATTAGTTTGTCTACAAGCAACAGAACAATTGCGTTAAACTCAACTCTACAAAGTTTAACTGTTGATCTTGGACCTGACTTTACTGCTTCTGGCGCGACAGCTATTAAAGTTAATGCTTACGCTAGAAAGTCTAACGCTCGCCCAATCGCCAAAGAAATTAAACGCAACCAATTAGTCCGTTTCTACAATGGTTCGCTTGCTGGTGCTATTGCTACTTCAGGAAATACTGTAACTGGTACTTCTACTGCATTTAGTACCGATTTCAAGGTTGGTAACTATATTAAAGCAAATGGCGAAACTAAGAAAGTTACAGCTATCGCCAACACAACCCAACTTTCTGTAGATACTGCATTCTCTACAAGTCTATCAGCTAATACTTACGAGATCGTTCATCCTTATGGATTTAATCTTGGTGTTCCAGACGTGCTTAAAATTAACCGCGTCTCAAAAACTAAAGATTTAAACTCAGATAACAATCAAGCTGTTAGCGATATCAAACAATTCTTTACATACGATTTCGGTCAGCGTGATACGCACTATGACCACGCAGTTCTATATCCTAAATCTACTGCTAATCTTTCAAACTCGTATCTAATCGTTGACTTTGATTGTTTCGCTGCTAATGCTACTCTTGGTAAAGGCTTCTTCTCGGTTGAGTCTTATAGCGTAAATGACGCTATCGGCGCAAACACTTCGCAGTATGTAAGGACTTGGGAAATTCCTTCTTACTATTCTGCTACACGCAACCGTCGTTTTGCTTTGCGTGATTCTATTGATTTCCGTCCATATCGAGCAAATACAGCGAACTTGACTTCTAATGCTTCGGCAACAACAGTCAACCCACCGCCAGCGACACTGTTTAATTCAGGTACAACTGATTACAATCCATATCCTGGTCAAAACTTTGAATGTAATCTAACTTATTATCTACCTCGTCGTGATGTTGTTGTTCTAACTTCTAAGGGTGTATTTGAAGTTGTAGAGGGCGAATCTGCAATAGTCCCTCGTGCGCCAAGAGCAGAGTCTGACGACCAGATGGTTGTAGCGACAACTTATATTCCACCATATCCTTCATTGACTGTTGCTGAATCGCAGTACGTAATTAATGCGCCTTACACAATGAATATCTCGCCTATTTCTAATAAGCGTTATAGAATGAAAGATATTGCTGCTATCGACCAGCGCGTTTCTTCTCTTGAGTATTTTACCACTCTAACTCGCTTAGAGCAAAAAGCTACTCAGTTAAATATCCCAGATACTAATGGCGTAGATCGCTTCAAAAATGGTTTCTTCGTTGATCCATTTGATAATCATAACCTAGCAAGACTAGGTGATGCAGAGCACACAATCGTGATCGACCCAACAACTGGTATCGGTCGTCCAATGGTTTCTACTGAAACAGTTGAGATTGAAATTAACAATGCAAATAGCACATCTACTTCAGTAATTAGAGATACAGCTAATAACATCAGCTACAGTAAGAACTTTGTAACTGTTGGCTACGATGCAAATACTAAGTTTATTTCTCAGGAATATGCCACTCGCGAAATCGCAATTGATCCTAATGACAAATATGATAGCGGTGCTGTAGAACTAGATAAGACAAGATTTGCTGACGTTGAGCAATCGTTAAAATATCCTGTAACAACTATGACGGTTACACCTACGACCACTCAATACAACGAACAGTATATCTATCCTATGAATAGAACTGTTAAGTTAATTGCTCGCGGATTAAAACCATCGACTAGACATTACATTAGCATAGATAACGTTGACTATTCTTCGTTGGCAACGCCAGGAAATATCGCGTATGGTGTAACTAAGATCGCTTCAAATGTAACTGTTGATGGTCTACAAGGCGAAGCTCTATATTCTGATTCAACTGGCGTGTTGTATGCAGTTGCTACAATTCCAGGAAATCTATCGCTAGGAAACCACGTGTTGTCTGTAACTGACACCGTATCTCCAGCCACTCCTTCTTCAAGATCCCTTGGCGCATTTGTAATTTCTCTTGTCGAAGAAGTTCCAGGAAATCCAGTTGTTGAACCACCACTAGTACCAAAGACTCCATTAATTGTTGCTGACTTTGATGTTGTCGGAACATTGGTTGTCGAAGATGGAACTTCTCATACTTTATCATTTATTGATAGAACAAATAGAGGTGTTATTGCTCCAGAAGGTTCAACTCTTGAAGCACCTGTTGCATGGGAATGGACTTTCGTTCAATGTTCAACTGGTTGTGTAACACCAAGTTCTGCTAATTCTTCAGTACAAAATCCATCAGACATTACATTTACATTCCCTTCAATGGTTGAAACAGTTTATGTAAAACTAAAAGTTAGTGGCAATAATAGTACTGTTTCTGAAGTTGTAAAACCAGTTCAGTTGACTAAGTTTGAATCTGATGGTGACCTAAAACTAACCATGTTAAATGTAATATCTGGAAACAACAACAGCTACTACATGTCAGACGCTTCAACTGCAAAAGCAGTCAACTGGGTCAACCTAGAATTCCGTGGCGATATGACAGCCAATCGTGTAACTGGTGGCTATGTGACTATTGGCGTAGTTGGTAATGCTCCATCGGGAAGCTTGTCTGGTACAAATTTCTCTGCAGCAAACGTCGGTACTGCTTCAATTACAAGCAACCAAGCATTAACTAATGGCGGTCGCTCTGTAGGAATTGGTTGGAGCAATCCAGCAAATACAACTCTTACTGTAACAGCTACATATTATAGTTCTGCTGCGGTTGTTCTTGCTACAACAGAGAAAACAATTAGCTTTACTAATAGCACTTCGCTAGACCCATGTAAACCATGCGATCCAACTCAGATTCCAGTCGTTACTATTCTTGATGGACCACTAAAAGCAGGACCAGGAAATGTTGGCGCTGGAATCCCAGAAGGAGCCTTGAGATATATTCCATCTATAATTGGTGCTGGATATTATTTGTTCTACGACGCAACCAATCCTATGACTATATCACAAGTCAATCCGCAGACTGGACTTCCGGATCAAGGACCAGCAGTAATAGGCACAGAAGTTGGATTGTAATAAAGAAGCCGAAATAAAAGAATATTTGGAGAAATAAATGCCAACCGCAACAACCAATTCGTTAAAGTTTTTAGCTCAAGCATTTTCAGTCGCTTCTCCTGGAGAGGCAACGGGCATCTATGCTACTAAACTTGGCTTATTCTTCAAGAGAAAAGGCGCATCTAGCGTTAAAGTATTTTTGATGGAAATGGCCGATGGTCTACCAGATAGAAACTCAATTGTTCCAGGATCTACTGTAACTCTTGAGACAGATTCTATTTCTGTATCTAACACTGGTGCTACTGAAACTACTTTTCAATTTGATACTCCAGTTTTCTTGGATTCTTCTAAGAACTATTGCTTTGCTATTCAAACGCCAAGTTCTGACTTTGCTGTTTGGGGTGCTACTCGTGGCGAACGAGATTTGATTACTGATACTATTGTCAATAGTAATCCGCTTACAGAAAAAGCATTTTATTCAGAAACAGACTCTACTTACTCAGAACTTGTCAATCAAGATATTAAGTTCGTATTGTATCGCGCTAAATTTAACGTAAATACTACTGGTACAGTCACTCTTAGAAATAAAGAAAATCTAGAATATCTCGTAATTAAAGATGTAAATCGTGTACAAAGTTTAATGCCTTATAGCTCTGACTCGGTTGGCGCATTTGGCGAAACATATTCAGAAAAAGGTAAGTTTGTCGCAATGTATCGTTACGAAGATTCTACTAGCGAAAAATACGTCATGTTGGTTGATACTGTTGCAGGTCAAACATTTACTGCGAATGATCAAATTCAAATCTATCGTCAAATGATTGTAAATGGTACAACTAAAACTGTAAGACTATTAAATGGTACAGTGGAATCAATTAAAGACTACGAATATCATTCTATCATTCCTAGATTAAATATTGATAAAAAGCCAACTAGCGAACTAACTCTAAAAATGAGTGGTACTTTCTTAGAAGGCTCTAATTTCTCAGAAGATCCTAACTACTTCAATATTTCTGATTCTGAAGAAAAAACATTCGCAGATAAATCTAGATACTTGCTAAGTTATAGCAACGAAGCTAACGGAAGTATCCTAGCTGGTAATTCTTCATTACAAGTTCAAGCTGTACTAAATGCTACGAATGAATATGTTGCTCCAATTATTAGACTTGATGGTTCGCAGATGTTACTCGTTACAAATAGAGTAAACGCTAATACAACAAACGAAACAACGCGCGAAGGTGCTGCTGATGCGAAATATGTTTCTCGCGTTATCGGACTAGCTGATGGTCAAGATGCAGAAGATATTAAAGTTTATGTTGACGCATACAAACCTAAGAACACTGGTGTTGTAGTTTATGGTAAGTTCCAAGCAGCCGAAGATTTTAGAGACTTCGATAGTCTTCCTTGGATCGAACTGACTCAAGTGACGCCAGCTGGTGTTTTCTCAGATCCTAAGAATCTAAACGATTTCCGTGAGTTTGAGTTCGAAATTCCTGCTGAATACAAGAACAGTGAAGGATATTTTGCTTACAGCGCAACTGCTCCTGAAACAGGCGACTTCGTTCGCTTCAAGAAATACAGCATTAAAATTGTATTGACAGCAGATTCGGGTTATGAATATAACCCACCTAGAATTACTGACCTACGAGTTATCGCGCTGCAAAAATGACGAATTATTTGAAAATTGAAGATGCTCCAGATTTAGTAAAAGATACGAGTTCAGGTGCAGTACTAAATACCAATGTACAAGCGTTAGAAGCATATCGCAAACGACGCGAGAAGTTTAGTAAGGTCGATGAGTTAGAAAACAAAGTTGTTTCATTAGAACAAAACATAAATGAGTTAAAATCGCTAATCGTAGCGGTTCTGGCGGAGAGAAAATAAATGGCAATTACATTCGCAAACGTCGCGACTACAGACAATTTTTCGACTTGGTTGACAAGAACCAACCAAATAGCGAATGCGTTTGTGCAGGTCGTTACGGTAGAATCAAATACTGCTTCTGGTAACGCAGCGGTCAGTGGCTACTTTGTGGCTAACGGCTTCGTCGGAAACAACATTACTGTGACTGGTTCAGCTGGCGGAAACTTAACTGTTTCTTCTGCTAATCTGGTAATTGCTTCAAACTCTATTTTGTCTGCTGTCGGTTCGCTCGCCGTTAAGGGTGCGATGACTATTGACACTCTAAGCAGTGTCAACACTGGTACAGCTGCGAACGCAACTCACTATCTTCTGGCTGCTAATAGCGCCAACGGTAGTAGCTGGTATTATGCAGCCGTTCCGACTGTTTTCTCAGGAAATTCTAACTTTGACTCAGGAACTTTATTTGTTGATTCGGTAAACAATAGAGTCGGTGTAAATAATACAACTCCTGATGCTGCTCTGACTGTAACTGGTACTGCTAATATTTCTGGCAACGTTGTTATTGGTGGTGGTTTAACAACTAGCACGAACAGTACTTTCCAAGCTAATGTTACATTCTCCGATAGAATTACTGTAACTAATTTTGCTACGTTCTCAAACAGCATTACAGTTACAAACGCAGCAACTTTCTCAAATACAGTCACTATTTCTGGTAATGTTGCATTTGGTACTACTAGAATTACAGCTAATGGCTCACAAGGTTCGGCTGGTCAAGTTCTTACATCTGGCGCTGGCACCAGTAATGTTTATTGGTCAACACTAACAACTGGTACTGTAACTTCTGTTGCTTCTGGCTCAGGTCTAACTGGTGGTCCAATTACCTCGACAGGAACTTTATCGGTTCTAGCTAACTCTGGTATTATTGCTAACTCTACTGGTTTGTTTGTAAACGCAACTGCTGTCGCAGTCGGCACTCTACCAGTCGCTCGCGGTGGTACAGGTACAGCAACTTCAACTGGTACTGGTTCAGTAGTTCTTTCTGCTTCTCCTTCGTTTACTGGCTCGATTACTGCGCAGACTCTAAACGTTGGTAACACGAATATTTCTGGTAATCTAAACGTTGATGGATATGCAAATATCGTATCTACTGCTAACGTTGGTGGTGCTGTTAATCTAAGAAGCACACTTGCTGTTAATGGCGCAGTAACAATTGTTAATACCATGGCAGTTGGTAATACCACGCTAACAGGAACATTAAGTGTCTCTGGCAATGTCGCAACTGGTAATGTAGTTACAACTGGTAATAATACCACAACTGGAAACACAACTATTTCTGGTACATTAAACGTAGCGAACGGATTTGTTCTCTCAACAAATGCAGTGGCTCTTGGTATTGAACAATCACTAACTCTTGCTCTTTCTGATGAAACTACTAGCATTACAACTGGTACAGCAAAGATTACATTCCGCGCTCCATTTGCTTGGACTCTAACTAAAATTCCTCGCGCTTCTTTAGCAACTGCTTCTAGTTCGGGAACTCCTACGGTTGACATTAATGTAAATGGCTCTACTATTTTGAGTACCAAACTAACAATTGACGCGAACGAAAAAACAAGTACGACTGCTGCTACTGCTGCAGTTCTATCATCAACCAGTATTGCTGATGACGACGAAATTACTATGGATATCGACGTGGCTGGTGGTGGCGCGAAGGGACTAAAAGTAACACTATATTACAAGCGAGCCTAATATGGGCGGGTTTTTGTTAAATTCTTATATTGTTAGACAAACGACAGGACAAACTTCGCGTTCAACATCAACAGTATTTAACACTACGTTTGTAACTCTTTATGTTACTGGATATGATACTAATTTTGAAACGCAAAAATTAACTGATACAAGCCAGCTAACATCCAAATCTACAAATACTACAACAGTTTATGACACTGTTTATAATACTGTATTCGGAACTTCTAATGAAGTTTCAACGACTACAACATATAATACAACAATAACAACTACAGTATCTGGCGAACCAGTTTTTCTTACTAAAGAAGTAAGTAGAAGCACTTTAACTGGTACAGCTCGCAGTACAGATACAACAATATTAACAACATATGCGACGACTACTGTATATGGTACGACTACAACCTATATTACTGGTGGTGTAAATACCACTACGACTTATCTAACAGATACATTTACATTTATTTTTGATAAAGAATCAGGTAGTGATATAGCAGTTGGAACCACAAGAGAAACTAGCAAATTAACATTAACAGGAAATGAAACTTCTAGAACAACTGATACTTCTAGATCGACTGATACTTCCAAAAATACTTCTTTTGCAACAACTACTGTATTTGGTTCGGTTTATGATACCAGTAAATCAACCTCTAAGTCTACTTCTAAAGCGACCGCAACAACAACGTCATTTAATACGTTCTATGGTACAACCACTAAATATGATACGGTGTTTGCTACTGGTGCATCGATATCAAAATCTACGACTGCATCAACTTCTAGATCTACCGATACTGTATTTAATACCATTGTTGGAACTATTGTGACGACAATTGTTGATGGCGATACGGAACAATATACTAGCGAAATTCAATAAGGCTATCTTATGGCAACCAAACTAAATCTATTCATTGACCAAGGCACCGACTTCGCGACAACGATTGAAGTTGCAGATGATGCTGGTACTCCAATTAATCTAACGACTTACACAGGTCGTTCGCAGATGCGCAAGCACTACACCTCTACAACCTATAATTCGTTCACTGTCACTGGTGCTGCAAATGGTGTAATTACCATTTCTATGAATGCTGCTACAAGCGCAAACATTACTGGTGGTAGATACGTATGGGATTTAGAATTGGTTTCTTCTGGCAATGTCGTTTCTCGAATCGTTGAAGGCATTGTTACTATCAACCCTGAAGTTACGAGATAACTAAATATGGTTACGGTAGTGAAAGCTAACAATCGAAACGCTCTTAGTCTAAAGGTTGTTGAAACAAGCGGTTCAATTAAGCCTTCTACACAGGCTGACGCTGTTACTGTTACTTCTGCTGCGGGTGTTACTTCTGCAGTTACAAGATTAGATTCATTGGTTGATGTGGTAGAATCAACCCCTGCGAACAATTCCACATTAGTTTATTATTCTGCAAACGACACATATGTGGTCGAACAATTAAACCTAGACGGAGGTTCATTCTAAAATGGCCAATAAAATTCAAATTAAACGCAGTACCACCAACGCTGCTCCAGCTGGGTTGGCCAATGGTGAACTTGCGTATACCTCGAATGGTGAAATACTATTCTTAGGTCACCCAGACGGTTCTACTGGTAGCATCGCTATCGGTGGTCGCCGCGTTCCTGGTACACTAACTGCTAACCAAGCTCTTGTTGCTAACGCCACAAGCGGTATTGATAAAGTTATCGTTGCTAACCTACAACCAACAGCTATCTTTGCTAATGGTTCGCTTGGTGCTGATGGTGCTGTTCTTCATTCAAATGGTTCAGCAGTTTACTGGTTGACACCAAATGAAGGTGTATCTTATGACCTGCTTGCTGTTGCTAACACCGAAGCTAACAAAGGTATTCTACAATTAGACCCATCTTCTGGCGCAAACGATGATGTATTCTTTATCGGTGCCAACGGTGTTACTGTTTCTTCTAACTCTACCGCAATTTTAATTACTGGTACATCTGGTGATATTACTGAAGTTGTTGCTGGTAACGGTTTAACTGATGGTGGTTCTTCTGGTAGTGTAACACTTAATGTTGGTGCTGGCGCTGGTATTTCAGTCGCTGCTGACGCTGTTGCTGTTAATGCTAACAACGGTATTATCGCTAACACAAGCGGTGTATTCGCTGATGCTGCTAACGGTATTTCGGTTGATGGTTCAGGTATTAACGTTCTTCGCGGTGACGGTACTCTAACTGTAAACGCAACTGGTGTGTTTGTTAATACCGCCAACCTTTCTATTGCTACATCGCAACTTTCAGGCGACGTTGCTCTCGGTTCAGGTACATCTGGTGACTACGTTGCTACTATTTCAGCTGGCGTTGGTATTTCTGGTTCCTCTTCAGGAGAAGGTGGCGCTGCAACAATCGCTGTCGTAGCAAACAACGGTATTATCGCTAACTCTAGCGGTGTATTCGCTGATGCTGCTAACGGTATTTCGGTTGACGCTTCGGGTATTAATGTAACAGCTGGTGATGGTCTTGTTGCTAACGCAACTGGTGTTCACGTTGTTGCTGCTAATGGTATTTCTGTTTCAGCTGATGCGGTCGGTGTAACAACTGGTTCAACTCTAACTGTAAACACGACAGGTATTCATGTTAATACCGATCTATCTATTACAAGTCTAACTCTATCTGGTAATCTTGATATCAATGGTACGCTAACAACTGTTGATACTACAAACCTATCTGTAACTGACTCTATCATCTCGTTGGCTCGTGGTCAAACTACCGCCAATACGCTTGACATCGGTTTCTATGGTACATTCGGTAATGCATCAGCTACTTCGTACTCTGGTCTATTCCGTGACGCAAGCGATGGCGTCTTCAAATTATTCGCTGGTCAAATTCCAGAACCAAGTACAACTGTTGATACTGCTAATGTAAACTTCGGGTTCGCAACGCTACAATCGTTCTTAAATACTGGTGCGTTGGTTGCTAACTCAAGTGCTGTAAATATTACTGCTAACTCAACTGTTTCGGTTGCACTAACAGCTAATACATTGAGCTTGTCAACTGCTCTACCAGCAACTTCTGGTGGTACAGGTCAGTCAACTTATGCAGTTGGTGATTTGTTAATTGGTGGCGCTGGTAATACTTTGGCAAAACTAACAGTTGGCACAGACGGCAAGGTTCTGCAATCTAACGGTACTTCTGTAGTCTATGCTGACTTGGATGGCGGTACATTCTAAAATTAAAACGAGGTTATTATGAGTGAAGCAGTATTTGTAAATGTGTATATTGAGAATATCAAACAGGCTCTTTTTGATGAGATTTCAAAACATCTAATCACTAAGAGCCAGCTCGATCTAATGTCAAAACAATTAGAGGAAGCAACTGCGAAGCTACAAAAGCTGGAAGCTAAGAATAAGAAAATCGCAGAATAACTTAAAGCCCACTTCGGTGGGCTTCTTTTTAGAGTATAAATAAATGTATGGCTACTAATATCAAGAAAACATCTGTTGCTGGTCGTGTCCCCAATACTTTCACATTAAGTACTGACGGCGACATCGGCATCAACACACATGATGGTAAAATGTATATCTCGAACTCAAGTAATGTGTTTGAAGTTGGAGCGAATATTTCTGGCAATGTTACAATTGGCGGCAGTATATCAATTGGTAACGAGATTAATACTGTCAGAGGAATTAGATTTGAGATAGATAATCCTGTTGTAGAACCTTTAATTCCTACACCACAAGAAGGATTGATGACATGGAATCCCGTCGAACAGTGCCTTGACATACATCAAAATGATACAACGTTGCAAGTTGGTTTAGAGCACATGACTCTCTTTAGAAATACCACAGGTGCTACGATTGTAGATGGAACTGTTCTTGAAGTTATCGGCGCTAATGGTGACGGCAATCCAACAGTAGCATTATTCACAGCGAACTCTTCAGCAGATTCATTACATGTTATCGGAGTATGCACTGAATCAGTTGCTAACGGTGCACTTGGTCGTGCTACAAAATTTGGTAAGATTAGAGGATTAAACACAACAGGAAGCCCTTATTCTGAAACATGGGTTATTGGCACTGAGTTGTTTATTTCTCCTACTGTTGCTGGTGGATTAACAAGTATAAAACCATCTCCGCCAAACCAACCTATATTCATTGGAACTGTTACCAAAGTTGGAACAACTGATGGTATTATTTTAATCAACACACCAACTATTACCAAACTAAGATATGGATCGTTTTCTGACACAACTACGCAATCTGCTGTGACAGCAAATACTGCTTATCCTATTAAGTTTAATACCACAGATTTTGCTGCTGGCCATTCTGTAGCAAGCAGATATTCTGGAAGCAACAACGCAATAGTTGCAGCAATATCTGGTTTATACAACTATCAATTTTCGCTTCAGTTTAGTTCGACGACCAACCAAACTCGTGACATATGGATTTGGCCAAGAAAAGATAATGTTGATATTCCTAACTCTGCTACCAGAATTAGTATTACTGATTCGACAACATATGTTGTTGCGGCTTGGAACTTTATTGTTTCTATGCAGGCAAACAATGACTTTCAACTAATGTGGGCTGCGTCACAAGGTTCAAATACAATATCAATTACAGCGTTTTCTGCTACCGCATTTTGTCCTGCTATTCCTAGCGTTATTTTAACTGTAACACAAGCATCAATATAAATAGATCTGAGTAGATACTCAGTACAAAATCCGTCAGTAAATACTGACATAAGGAGATAGGCAAATGCCAAATAGATTTCAAATTAAACGAACAACTACCACTGGCTTACTACCCAACGTAAGCAACGTATCTAACACCTCGTACATCGCCGCAGGTGAATTAGCAATCAACCTTACCGACAGGAAACTGTTGTCTTCCAATGGTTCAGCGACATTTGAAATTGGCGCGAACCTTGCAAGTATGGTTGTCGGAACCGCATTTACACAAACTAGTGGTAATGCAAACTTTGACAGCGGTGTTCTATTTGTTGACGGTACTAATAATCGCGTTGGTATAGGCAACACAACTCCTGCTCACGCTCTATCAGTAACAGGTACGACTAACTTAGGTGGTGTGGTTACGATAACTAGCAACGCGACTCTATCTGGTACTAATACTCATATTACCAGTACTAATACATCGATTACATCAAATGTTACTATTTCAGGAACATTAAATACCACTAATCCAATATTTAACAATATTAAGCACGGTTACAGTACGACTGCAACTGCGGCTGGTACAACTGTACTAACTTCATCAAGTAACTACATGCAGTTCTTTACGGGTACGACGACTCAAGTATTGTCGTTACCTGCTCCACAAACAATGACATTAGGTCAAGGATTCCTAATTGTCAACAATTCGACCGGCAACGTTGAAGTAAGAGCAGCCAACGCTGCTACTGTAATTACAGTTCTTCCAGGCACGGTTGCATTATGTACTTCCATTGATCTTACGGCTGGTAACGGTGCAGCTGGTTGGAATGCAGAGTTTGTTGGTTTCTCAAGTGTCACTGGTACTGGAAGTGTAGTATTAGCGACAAGTTCTACACTTAGTAACACGACTATAACTGGTTTTGCTAACGTAACAGGTACGCTTGCCGCTGGCAATACAACCGTCACTGGGTTTGCTAACGTATCTGGTATTGTATCTGCAGATTATTACACTGCAGCAAACAACGGAAACGGAACAAACTATAGAATTGGTGATGATGCTTGGTTAGGTGATGTCAACCTTGCTGATACTGTAGGTCTAAAAGGTCAACAAAACTCTAGCTTGGGGTTTATTAAGTTTGGTACAGCACCATCAACATTTGGTTACAACGGAACTGCATTAACATATACATCAAATGTAAGTCTATCTAATACAAAAATTAATGATATATTGACAATCGCTAATGATAAACGAATTGTTTTTAATAATCCTACTGCTGGTAATGGAGCAAGGCTAGTTCATCAATCTGATGACAACTTCGTATTTTATGTTGCTTCTACAACTGGAGCCGAGCGCGCAATATGGTCTACTGTAAGCAATAGCAATACTTCATCGTTTGCTGTACAGACTGCCATTACAGCCACAGGCGACATTACAGCATTCTTCTCAGACGACCGACTAAAAGATAGATACTCAAACATTTCAAACGCGATAGAAAAAGTTAAATCATTAAATGGTTTCTATTACGAACCAAACATTACAGCTCAAGATCTCGGCTATCAAAAAGAAATGCATGTCGGTGTTTCTGCGCAAGAAGTAAATGCTATTATGCCAGAAGTCGTAGCACCTGCACCAATTGATAACAAATATATGACGGTTAAATATGAGAGATTAATTCCACTTTTAATTGAAGCAATTAAAGAACAACAGATTCAAATTGATGAGTTGAAAGCACAACTCAGTAAGGATTAATAATGCCATTGCCGTTTTCTGGCACAATTAGTTTATCAAGCATCGCCCTAGAGTTTGGCGGTACAGCACCACACTCAATTTCTGAGTATTATCGTGGTGGTGTGTTTGTGGCTAACACACTGATTAATGCTGCGATTCCTACATCTGGAACTATTAAGTTTTCTGACTTCTATGGCGCTTCTGCTGGAGTTGCTACTGTCTTTGAAACGTCGCGTGCAACTGGTACTACTAAATCTACAACTACGGTATTTGAGACAAGTCAAACCACGACGTTTGATACTAGCAAAACAACTGTTTATGCTACACTAACTAATCTTGATACTGCTACATCAAGATTGACCGACACAAATAGATTGACTACTGCTTCTACAAGCAAGTCAACAACTACTGCGTTTAATACCGTTTTCGCTACGACGTTTGTTACAACGTTTAATACAGATACTGCGTTCTTAACTAATACTAGTAGAACTACCGATACCACTGCATCGACTTCTAATGTTACTGCTACTTCTAAGTCAACGACTACTGTATTTGATACTACGACCACGTTTGTTACTAGTTTTGAAACAACTTACATTACGACGTTCACAACCGATACAGTTATTACAACACAGACAACCAGAAGTACGAACACTCTAGTCACTACTAATTTTGCGACTTCAAGAGCAACTTCTACTGTATTCGATACTACGACTACATTTGCTACGACAACGACGTTTAATACTTCGTACGCAACAACGACTGTGTTTAATACGTCGCAAGGAACGTCTAGAACTACCGATACTACTATAACGACTACATTTGCTACGACTACTGTATTTGATACAGCATTTGCTACAACAACGACGTTTAACACTACGTTTGCTACGACTACTGTGTTTGATACTTCTCAAGATACGACCAAGACCACCGACACAAGCAAAACAACAACGTTCAATACAACTGGTTCTACTAGTAAAGTCACTGACACTAGCAGAACAACGATGTTTAATACAACTGGTTCCACGAGCAAAGCTACTGACACAAGCCGATCGACAGTGTTTGCTACGACTACGATATTCAATACTTCGTATGCGACCACAACTAATTTTGATACCACACAAGGTACAAGTAAAACCACTGATACTTCTCGTACAACGACGTTCGGTACAACAACTACGTTTAATACAATATTTGCTACGACGACCACGTTTAATACGTCATACGCAACTACAACAACATTTGAAACTTCGCAAGGTACTTCTAAGGCGACAGCAACTTCAAGATTAACATCTTATGCTACGACTGGTTCTACTTCAAAGACAACAGACACTAGCAGAACAACTACATTTGATACAACTGGTTCTACCAGTAAAGCAACCGATACAAGCAAGACTACAACCTACGATACGACTGGTTCTACTTCTCGAGCCACTGATACTTCTCGTGGAACAACGACGATATTTGGTACTACAACGACATTTAGTACCACATTTAATACAACTGGTTCAACAAGCAGAGCAACTGATACAAGCAGAACGACTACGTATGCTACAACCACAACATTTAATACGACGTATATTACAGCATTTACTGCAACGTCAATATTTTCGGTTGATAGTGGTACCACATCTACAGGTTCAACTATTGCAATTCCAGGCACCGCAGCTGTTGGACAAGTTGCTGTCTTGTTTGACTTTGGTTATAACTCAACAACAACTTCTGTTACAAACGTCTTACCTACAAACTGGACTAATATCGCAAACACTGCAAATAACACTGCTGGTACAGGTCGTGCTGCGTTTAACTGTTCTTATAAGGTACTGGCGTCTGGTGATATTGGCGCAACAGTTACTGGTATTAACGCTGCGACACAAAACGATAAAATATTAGTATTGATTACTGGTGGCGTAGGTGTTAGAATTACAGGTGTTACTACCTCTTTTGTCGGAACAACCGCAAACCCAATAGACACGGCACCAGCAAATAACGCTGTAACTGTTGACAGTTCACAATCTATTGTTTTTGGTTTTTATGGCGCGTCTGCGTTGCCAGGAACAAGAAACTTTTTAGGATTTGCAGGTGGTGTAGATGTAACACAAGGCGAATTTACTAACAGTAGAACAGCAGTAAAATATCAAGAAATGCCATTTTTATCTGCCCAAGGATATATCAACGTTCGTATAGGACAAAATGATGCGGGAAATAAAAACTTAACTAGAGGTGTCGTAATTACACTCAGCACTGCTGAAAAAGACACAACGCTTTCTACCTCTAGAGCAACCGATACTTCTCGTACTACAACGTATGGCACAACCACAACGTTTAATACGACGTTTGATACAACTGGTTCTACTTCCCGAGTTACTGATACTTCTCGTGGAACCACGACGATATTTGCTACAACTACTACATTTAACACAACGTTTAATACGTCAAAGACCACTGTGTATGCTACTACAACGACGTTTAATACTACGTTTGCTACAAGTAAAACTACAACGTTCGGTACAACTACAACGTTTAATACGACGTTTGATACTTCCAGAACCACGACGTTTGATACCACTACAGCTTACACCACAGTCTTTAACACAAGCAAAGCAACCGACACAACCGTAAGCACCAGCAGGTCTACTGATACAACTGGGTCTACAAGTAAAACAACGGACACTTCTAGAACTACAACGTTTGGAACAACGACTGCCTACACGACTGCATTTAACACAAGCAAGTCGACGGACACTACTGTTTCTACTAGCAAGTCAACTGATACCAGCAAAACTACTTCTTTTGCTACCACTACCACGTTTGATACAACGTTTGATACTTCTAAAACTACAACGTTCGGTACAACTACCGTATTTGATACAACGTTTGATACTTCTAAAACTACAACGTTTGGAACAACCACGACGTATGCGACCTTCTTTGCTACGAACAAAGCAACTGACACGACTGCATCAACCAGTAAAGCAACAGATACAACTAAGTCTACAAATATAGCAACTGTAACTTCTAAATCAACTGCTTTTGGTACGACTACTGCGTTTAATACAACGTTTGATACTAATAAAGCAACTGATACAACCGTGTCAACCAGTAAATCTACTGATACCTCGAAGGCTACGTCAACCAGTAAGTCAACTGCCACAGCCTACGATACTATCTTTGACACTGGCTTAAATACAACTACGACGTTTGGTACTGAAACTGCATTTGGAACGAACACTACTCGCGCGACAACTATTGGTACAAGTAGATCGACTAACTTCTTGACTGCTACAAGCAAATCAACAACTAGTGTGTTTGATACGACGACTACATATACTACGACGTTTGGAACTTCTACTATATTCCAAACAACGACTATTGTTGCAACCAGTACCAGCCGTGATACCACGATTGATACCAACAAAGAAACCAGCAAATCAACTTCTACCGTATTTGATACAACATATACAACGACGTTTGCAACATCCACTGTGTTCTTAACCAACACTGTGTTTAATACTGATACGTCGAAGACTACGACTTTTGCTACAAGTAAAACGACTACGTTCGATACGAATAAGTCTACTACAACCACATATGATACAACAACCAGCTTTGAAACTTCTAGAAGCACGTAATAAATATAATATGAAAAGGAGAATATTATGAATATACAAACTGATGAAAATGGCGCTCCAGTGAACGTCGATATGGTAAATCGCAAACTCGAATCTTTCGTAGAAGTAGTTCTACAGAAAATGATTGATATCGAGAAAGAAATTAAATCGTTGAAAAAACGAGTAAAAGATTTAGAAAAATAATCGAGGATTTTGTTATGGTAGAAGAAGTCAAAAAGAAAAAGAAACCATTTATGTACATGTCGTCGAACGAATGGCTCGGCGACTCAGTTACACATTTTATGAAAACTGGAAATGCACTACGTTCTGATGAAAACGACGAACTAGCAAACATCTCTAAGTTGATTCCTAAGACTATAAATGGTGTTAAGATTGAATACGATATCTCGTACGAATCACCTAAAGATCGCATTCATGGCTACAAGTATACAGATTTGTTGACTAAAGTTGTAATGATTTCGCCATGTAACTCTACGATTTCTGTTCAGAATTTGATCAATGTGATTAAAAAAGGACCAACCGAAGAAGGTCTTGCTATTGTTGCTAAACTGAAAGCTAATCTAACTGACAAGTATTTGCTTGACGAAGAAAGCGATCTACCTGTAAAAGAACTTGTAATTCTTCCTGGAACTAATCTGCTGACTAAAGAGGGCGGATGGTGTGACATGGAAAAAATTGATCAGCTCGTAGCCGATGGCGCATATGTTAAACTGCATCCGATTACTGCTAAGGTTTGGCAGACCATGCTGATGAAACGTTGGGGTGACAAGTGTATCAATAATGACGTGGCTCTGTATCCACTTCTAAAGAAATGCGAAAAAGCATACTTCTGTATGAGTTCTGAAACTGGATTATCAGCTACTATCTTAGGAAAGAAACTTGGTCTTATCGATCTAAAAGAACGCAAAGGTCGTGGAACATTCGAACACGTTTACAATGCTCTTGACCGCTGTGGCGTCAAGGATACACTTTACAATAAGCTCGCTGCTTTGTTTTCGCACCCTGAATCTGGATTTGTCTGTGTATATCACGACAACTATCAGGAACGAATCGATAAGTATTTTACTCACATGAAAGAAACATACAAGCACAAAGAATGAAAACTTTAGTTATTATAGCAACGCACCATGGTTCGTTTCTAACAATCAAATCAGCCCTAAAGAACTCTTCGCACGATAAGCTAGTAGTTTTGGTGCCAAGATCTCAAGTTGATAAGTACAATAAAATGTACGAAGAGAACATTCACAAAAGTTCTGAGTTTGAGATATTCAAAGACTATGATAAACTAGTCACTAATTTCTGTGGAACAGAAGTGTTCGTAGTTGACGATTGGGATCAAAACAATACTGTTAGTTCTACGATAGATGTATTGGCTGGTCTTAATAGTAAAGGAAAACATTTTATTGTCTCAGCTGGCGCATTGATTCTTAAAGATCCATTTACAAATGAAATTATAGATCTTCTAGAAACTCATAGACTGGCAATTAGCAAACCTCGTGTCTATGGCGATAACAAACGACTAAACATGTACCACATGATTGGGCTTCCTAAAAACGATAGCGCGTTTGATGCTAATGTCTTTGCTGTAAATATGGATAAGGTTGAAGAAATTCCTGCTGTTGATGGTGCATTATTACAAGAACTAACGAATACCAAGCAACAGTCCAATCTACCTCGTCATTATAATATGAAGCACGACGTGTTAATTGGTACTGCCATTTCAGCTAGAGAAACAGTAATACATAACATCAAGGCTTCTAAATCTATCGTAATTAACTTTTGGATGCCAGCTATCAAGAAATATGAAGATCTGTATCCAGAAGAAACGTTCGGATATCCGTTTGATATCTATCTAGATTATGCCGAACAGGTCGAGGATTATCTACCAGCTTCGACCTATAATAGAATAAAACAAAATGGCGAAGCTACTAAATACTGGATAAAGGATATTCGAGATAATATCCTCGGATAACACGGAGAATACACATGGCAGTTCCTGCTACCAGAGCTCAATTCAAAGAATATTGCCTTCGTAAACTGGGTAAGCCAGTCATCGAAATCAACGTCGACGACGACCAAGTCGAAGATCGTATTGACGAGTCTATTCGTTATTTCTGGGATTATCACTTTGACGGTTCACACAGAACCTACTACAAGCACCTTGTAACTCAACCTGATAAAGACAACAAGTATATTACCATGCCTGAGAACATCATCGGCGCGATTAATATCTTTGACATCGGTGATGCAGTCAATACCAATAATCTATTCAATATTCGTTATCAGATTGCGCTTAATGACTTGTATACTTTAACCAGCCAGTCAATGGTGCCATACTTTATGGCTATGCAACACATTCAGTTCTTAGAAGAATTGCTAGTCGGTAAACAACCAATTCGCTACGAGCGCCATCGCGATCGTTTACATATCGATATGGATTGGGATAAAGTTGATGTCGGTCATTACATTATCGTAGAAGCATATGAAGTCGTCGACCCAGACACATGGACTGACGCTTGGGGCGATCGTTGGCTTCAGAACTACTGCACTGCTAAAATCAAATATCAGTGGGGTTCAAATCTAACCAAGTTTACTGGTTTGAATCTTCCTGGTGGCGTTCAGTTTAATGGTGAGAAAATCTTAGACGACGCAGCTGCTGAAATTGCTAAGATGGAAGAAGAAATGCTGAATAGCTATTCGCTTCCAAATATGGATATGATTGGCTAATGGCCACCAACTTTTTCTTTAACAATTTTCAATCTTCGATGGAGCAAAACCTTATCGAAGATTTAGTTGTGGAATCAATTAAAATCTACGGTATTGATTTGTATTATCTACCGAAACGTGTAGTAGCCAGAGATACTGTGTTCCGCGAAGAAGAACTAGCGACCTACAACACCGCACATCCTATCGAAATGTACATTAAAAACGTCGATGGATTTGAAGGCGAAGGCGACTTTATGTCGAAGTTTGGTCTCGAGATTCGCGATCGAATTACCTTTACTGTTTCGCGTCGTAGTTTTGCTGGCGAAATTCTCACACAAGAATCGAATATGGTACGTCCACTAGAAGGCGACTTAATCTGGTTCCCACTGACTCGAAAAATGTATAAGATTATGTTTGTTGAGCACGAAGCCATATTCTATCAATTAGGTTCACTACAAACATGGGATATGACTTGCGAGTTGTTTGAATTTAACAACGAAACATTTGATACTGGTATTCCAGATATCGACCAAATTTATTCTGAACTAGATGTTGATATTGGAACTGCTTTGTCTACATCTGTGGCTCTAACAGATATTCAAGCGCAAAATGAAGAGTTTGAAACCGATGGTCAGTCAGGTATTCTTGACTTTAGTGAAATGGATCCATTCAGTGAAGGCAACAACTACTAAGGAGAAAGTGTCATTTTCGGTCACGAGTTTTACCACGAACATTTACGCAGATATATCGTTGTATTCGGAACGATGTTCAACAACATCGTTGTTTCAAGAAAAACAACTGCTGGCGTAGTTGATAAACGAATTAAAGTTCCTATTTCATATTCACCACGCGATAAACTATTGGCTCGAATCGAAACAGATCCTTCTCTAAGAAAACCTGACGCTGTTTCTTTGCCACGCATGGGCTTTGAGATGACATCAATGACGTATGCTGGTGAGCGCAAATTAAGCACAATTAAGAAGTTTACTGCACTTGGAACCAATGGAACCAATCGTACAATTATGTACGCGCCAGTTCCATACGATGTAAACTTTCAACTAAGCATCATGGTAAAGAACGCGGAAGATGGTACTCAAATTCTTGAGCAGATCCTTCCATTCTTTACTCCGGAGTGGACTAATACCGTTCAGCTAATAGACGATATGGATATTAAGTTAGATATCCCGCTCGTTTTACTTTCTGTTTCTTCAGACGACACGTACGAGGGAGATTTTGAAACTCGCCGTGCTTTAATCTGGACTTTAGATTTTACGATGAAGTGTTACTTCTTTGGTCCAACAAAGACTAAGAAACTAATTAAGTTGGCAAATGTCAATTTCTTTATCGATGGATTTGACACAGCTATCGGTACTTCAAACACTGCTCTAGAAAAAGTGACAATCCGACCAGGATTAGAGCCAACAGC